CCTTGCCTTCCGTATTTATCCATGTAAACAACTCCGACATCGTACGTTCTGTTCGTTTTTACAGACGGTCCAGATACAGGAGAAGGCTGGGCTGCGGTTGCTAATTTTATTTTAAATCCGTCTCCGCCTAAATCGTTTTTACCTTGATTAAACTTTGATGTATAATTTCCATAAACTATTCTATTAGCTGTGAACTCTTGTGCTTTAGCTTTTAACGGAACAGAATCAAATTGTCTTGTTAGCTCTGAATCAGGCAATGCTGATCCAAAAGCTCTTTTTGATATTATTACCCCGTCTAAAGTACCATTGCCTCTATTCCCTGGATCAAACTCAATAGTTTTTAAAATATATACAGTAGAAGAAATTGATTCTGTATATAATATATCTATAGCAACAACATCTTCTCTCCCTTTTGGAATACCATTAATAACTATGTTTTCTATATCATTAACCATGAACTCATTAAACCCCTTTTCGTACCTACTTTGGTAATCTGTTACTTCTTTAGATACAAATTGGACCTCCGAAAACGGGGCATAAGGAGAATATTCGCCATCATCATATTTCCATCTATAACTAATATATGGGAATATTTCTTCAAAAGGTTTTACTTTGTCTGCCATATTTTATTTTTTAATAAGGAGGTGGGCCATCTGGTGAATCTTTAACATAAATTGTTTCAATAAATGTTTCTGCATAAGTTTCTAATAATGCTGTAGCGGTTCTTGAATTTCTTAATGCTTGCAAAAAAGACCATTTTTTATAGTCTTTAATAATCCAATATTTTACCCACGGTATGGTAGTAAGCGGTTTGCCGTTTAAACCTACGCTCCTCGCGCTAAACCTTAATGTATTACCTACTTTTTTAACTTTAGCATATCCTACACCTTTGCCTGTGGTTGAGGCCGCAAGCCCCTGATTAAAGTTAGATTGACCGTATCCTCCGCCAGCCGTAAAAGGTTTTTCTGTATATACAGACCCCCCCATTTGGATATATATAAACCAAGGAGCGGAAATATCAATTACCGATTCAATATATAGCGGATTATAAGACCCATGATAAGCTAGATCTCTTTCTTCCGATGTTAAAGTACTTACACCATTTTTTCTAACCGCTATAACGTTTCCGTTATTAGTATTATAATATATAGTATCTGCAGTGGCAATTGCTTGTGGCGGAGGTGGCATATAAAATTCTTCGACGGTATTGGAGTATTTTACATTACCGTTCGAATATTCTATAAAACCTACAGCATAAAATGTTTTTCCAGTATTAGCACTTGGAAAACTATTGTCCGGCAATGGGATTGTATATGTTGCGCTCTTACCGTCAGCCGAAAAATTCATCTGGTCATCATTTAATATTTTTGAGCTCGGTGTCCATCCAGTTTGCCCCTCAGTACCATTATAAGCGTTTAAAAAATTAGTAACACTGGTTGGTTTTGAAGCTCCAGATTTGGTTATATAATAAGCTCCAACATTAAGTATTTTTGGTACGCCACCACTATTTGCCTCTTTATTCCACGTTATTGTTCCGGAAATTCCTTTGCTAGTATCTGAGCTATAGTTATCACTACTATTGCTCAATCTGTTTGAATTTAAAACCGGCGGTGCTAATTGAAAAGATTGTATTTCTGGCGGTACAACAGTTGCATTTATAGAATTTTCTACTAAAACATAATCTGATATAAATCTTTCGCCCGTTTCGTTTACTTCTATATAAGCGGAAGCATAATAATCAATATTATCTATAGGTTGCTTAACTACTCCAAACCAAAATGTTCTGGTAAAATAAGATTGCCTTTTTTCTGTATCTGCAACAAAATTTAATCTATTTGTTGGATCAGCCATTGTTCCTGCATTACCGGTTTGATCCTCAAAAGGGCTTGTAAATTCGCTAGCAGCCTTTAAATAAAAACCTTTTGTGGTTACACTATAATCCTTTGAACGAATGGTAAGCTTGCCATATAATGAAGCGGAGTTTTTTCTTAAATGATTAAAATTATCAACTGGGACCATAGTAACTAAAGGGGCTGGAGTAGCGGTTGTAACCACAGAAGCATCTTTTGGTGTTGTAACGGTAAAAACGTTACCCCAATGAACGCTATTAACTACATCATTTAAACTTTCCGATGCTCCTATTGTTTCATCCCCCCTTGTATTTGTAGTTTGTACCGGACTCGCAAATGCAGCAAAATAGTATTTAGTCTCGGCAGTTAAGCCTGTAACGTCTGCCTCAAAATTTAAAAATTCTGTAGAAGATTGATTAAGATGTGTATTAGCGTTGCTTACAGTTATATCTGTTGCTGTATATTTTGTAGCGGAAGAAATCCAATTATCTAAATCAGTGCTCCTACCGTCGTTTTTTATAGAAGCTACCGCACCTGCTGTTCCAGGCGGCTTAGTAGTTGATGCATAAAACCCAACTTCTTGTAAATTTTTACCTGAATAATGTAATTTGCCGTTTAAGGTTACAGCATTATGAGATAAATCTGAAAAGCTTGTTTCATTAGTATTTTTAGTAAATACCTTAGGCCCTCCTATAACATTTGATTTAACGGTAGTATCTTTATTAGAAATATTACTATTTTTATTTACTACGTCTGTATAATGAGTTACTCCATCAATAACAACATAGCCAACAGCAGACCAATTTTCTTCTTGTGGTTTTATATTTTCTGAAATTAAATTATAATATTCAGTAATATCCACATTAGGCAGCTCTGCCGATAATGTGTTTTCGTACCTACCAACCTTAGTGCTATTACCATTTGCAGTAAAAGTAAGATCGTTTTGCGGTATTTTTATTAAAACGGAGTTTGAATCATCTATTACTTGATCCTTTGTTGTCCAAATACCATTTGTTGATTTTTTTATTTCTTCAACAGTAGAAGGTTTAGAAATTATAATACCAATATCGTCAATATCATAAGTCTCGTCCATACCTACTAGATCTAAATCATAATCTAATAAAATAGTATCCTTAAGCCCATTATCATCTGTTGAATTTGGTTTTAAATTCCAATCTAAATTACTTATATAAAAATCTGGTTTTTCAGGAGCTTTTGGCAAAGTAAAGCTTTTAATGCTAGAAACAGCCTCCCCTGTAGGAGTAACTATATAAGGAATATAATTTATAGTTTCTTCGGGCTTTAATGTAATATAGTCTAATATATTTAATTTAGCTCCTCCCCCATTTTCAAAATCATAACTACTAACTGGAACTTTATAGCTTGTTCCATCGGTTGATTCATTCCCAGAATAAGTTTTATTTAAAATATCAAATGATTCAGATTCATCTGTGCTAAAATAAAATCCTATTTCAGAAGCTTCTTCAGAACCGTTAATTACACTTGCTTTATTCCCTTCGTACCAAGATTGTAAATAAACATTGCCAGCTGAATCACTTTCTACAACATTTAACGTTTTTATATTCGGCTTTAAAAAACTTTTATATTTAAAAACATTTGAAGCTGTATCAGTTAAAGCGGCACTATTGCCATATGTAGTACCATTTTTATTTATAACATACGGTTCCCAATAATAATACTTATTAGGTATAGGCTTGTCTTTTACAATTATTTCTCCATCAATAAACTCGCCTTGTATTTTAATTCCATCGCTTATTAGTTCTCCAACAGTAGGCGCGGTTTCGTTTGTATTTATTCTTGGTTGAGATATATATATACCAACTTCGTCAGGATCGATCCCCCCTGTGTTTTTTACAATTGATTTCCATTCAAAATAACCTTCATCTAATTTTGTGGGCGTTTTTGAATTAATTTCAGATGCTACGCTAGTAGAAGCAGTATTATCTATTACCTCAACATAAGTTACAGGGCTGTAAACCCTTTCATTTTTGCCCTTTAGTTTTATAAATGAAGCAGCATAAAAATTTCCTGCGGATAAATTTGCATTATAATATGGTGAAGTTGTATCTGTTTTTGTTAAAATATAATTAGTATTAGCTTTTCCATTATTTGTTTCAATATCTTCTGCTGATACTTCAAAAGCAGTTCCTGCTTCAATACCTTGTAGTAATTCTTCAATAGTAGAATCTGTTTGTGACCAAATAAAGCCGGAATCTATAAGAACATTTTTTCCAAAATCAGACTCAGCAAACATTTCAAGCCCGTCTAAAGAATTACCTTCAATAATCAAAGAAACAACCCCAGAGGAAGGATTTTCCACTTTTGTGTTATCACTATTTAATATTTCTAAATCTGAATCATTTAACACTTCGTCTATAACTAAGTCGCCATCTCCAGTGCCAAAATTTTCATTTAAAGTAATTGTTTCTGCTTTTTTACTTAATATAGCAGGATGGTCTTTTATTACTGTTATATCTCTTTCTTCAAATACGCGATTATAAATATGAGTTGTGCCAGAAGAATGATCTACTGGAATGTCTTTAAATTCACCAGTAGTTGCTGTGCCTCTAAACTTTTCAATATTTATTTTTTTAGGCTCATTTTCCCCGTCGGTATAAAATAACATGTTATCAACTATGTTGATTCCAGTAATTAATCTATTTGGACTAAAATTTAAAATTTTACTTGCCATAATTATATTTCTGTATATTCTACAAATACAAAGCCATCATTTTGCCTTATATTATTAATTTTTTCAAGGCTGTCTATACTTAATAAATCTTCTATATATAGTTCCGTTCCAACATTTATTACGTCGCCCTCCGAAAAATTAATATTTAAATTATATTTATTTTCAATAGAATCTATTCTAATATTTGAGCTTGGTGTAAAAATAGTTTTTACATTTATTTCGCTATCTGGATATAAAGTTATATTTGCCATTATGGTGTATATGTTATATTTACAGTGGGCGTTGATCCAAGCAATTCTGGTGTGCCTACAAAAATTATTCCAGGCACTATTCCAAACATTGCTGTAGAACCATCTTCAACGTAATAATCAAAATCTACCCCTTCTGTTTTTCCAGTAACTGTTACTGTTAAATTTTCAGGATTAAAAGAAGACTTAAAAGCTGTATCAGCTACAGTTGTCAATAACGTGTTTGAATCATTTAAAGGTATTATAGCTTGAGCCGTTTCTCCCGCTGCTATTGGTCCTAAAATATACGATGCCACGGGGCTGGGAGCTGTGTTATATTGATAACTTCCTGAATCTAATTTACCTACAAAAACTCCTGATAAATTTAAGTTGAGAGTTGATGTGTAATAAGTTCCAGACGGTGTTCCATTATTTATTCTAATAGTTTTTGCTGTTATTCCAGATATACTCGGCACCCCTATTTCATAACTAGTATTAGCCGCAAAACCCGTTACATATACGTTAGCTCTTGCCCCGATCGCCCCTTGAATGGCAGAGGCAAAAGTTAACCCAGAAGGCGTTGAAGTAAAACTTGCAGAACTACTCAGGCTACTTACATCTGTGGCATTTGCATATACCCCATCAGAGGCTGGCGCAGAAATATTTAAATAACAGTCCCCACTGGTTTTGAAAAAACTACCGTAGCCCGTATTCCTGTGATTTGTCTCATCGGTTAAATTACCTGAAACTGTGTCTTCTATAACAGGCACAACAACATATTCAGTACCACTTATTCTGTTAATAGGAGGTGGTGTATCTGTTGTAAAAGTTAAAACAGATCCATCTGTAGTCCCAACAGAATTTGTTGCAAAAGCTGCATAGCTTATTAATTTAGAAGATGGCAATGAGGTTATATCTGCTGTAAAATTATTTTTTATTGGCGTAACTGATGTTGAAAGATTTGTAATCCCCGCGCCACCAGTTTTTAATTCATTAATTGTTAACGCAGTTCCGCCGGTATTGTAGCCATAATAAAATCCTTGTGCTGTAACTCCCACGCTATTATTAGTTAATGAACCCAATAATGTGGCAGTTGTTTCTGTTTTAGAAACAATATTTTTAGTTATAACCTCAGGCGCTAATTTACTTGGTTGGGATGCTGTAATACTACCAATAAGCAATTCTCCTTGATTAGTATAAGGGCTAGGCGCTTTTAAGCTAACCGTTATTTTTCTAGAAACAGCACTGCCGGTTTCATTGGCTGAAAAATCTTCAGTTATAGCTTCAACAGAATTTGCACCTATTCTAGCTGTTAATGATATAGACCCATCTTGTGCTACAGACCCAGTAACTCCAGCATCTTCAAATGCTAAATTTATGGTTTCTACAACAGAAGCTTTTACACTATCTATTAATATAGTGTTTATTTCGTTAGCTTCAATATCATATTCAAAAATACCGTCGGCTTTATCACCTGTAACAAAATAATATATTTTTTTTTCCTCTGGATGCGGATAACTTCCAACAACAGTAGCGTTAGGATTTGTGGCAGAAGTTAAACCATATATACTTTGATTAGCAATTAATTCATTGCCTTTCAAATTTTCAATAGCGCCTACATTCCCATCTTCTGAAAAATCAACGCTAATATTTAAAGCATCTCTATATTCACCAGGAGGCAATATTTTTTCCTCAATATCTCTATTTATTTTAGCCTTAGTGAACGTTCTTTTACTTTCTGCCATTTAATTTTAATGTTTAATCCATTTAGCTTTGCCTCTTAACACTTGAGCAAGCTCTTGCAAGTTATAATTACTTAGTCGTATTTTTGCATTTCGCATTTTAGCACTAGCTTCTTTTTTATACAAAGGAGCTAATTGAGCACTAGCAGGTCTAAGCTTCGATAAATTATAAAGCATATATGCGTATAGAGCATCTTCCGCTAGTTTAGGCACGTATACGTCAGATAAATCGCCATTGTCAGCAATGCCATCTGAAATATAATCTACAACAATTAAATCTTGTTGCCTGCTACCTAACGACCCATCAAAATAAATTAATCCATTTGGTTCGTCTAATATGTATGTAGCGCCAGCGTTCATTTCTTCAGGAATACCGCCATATCTTTTATTAAAATACGAAAAATTATCATTATTATAGTTTGAATAATAATAATCTTGTGCTGATTGTGTTATATTTGCTGGATTTGTTGAATCCTGGAATCTTTCAAGCATCGAAGCCTGATCAGCAACAACAAGCCCACCATCTTCATCAAAAGTATAATTGTACTCGTTATCTTGCACAGGAGCAGTTGGATTGCCGCTTTTTCGTTTTCTCAGTAAAACATTTTTAACACCGTCTTCACCTACATGCGACACCTGCACTAAAGACACATAATCTTGTGGTAACATCACTGTTAGCGCATCCCCGACTTCAACTTCAATACTCTTTTCACTATGCAATATATCATAACTAAACTCTTGCACCCCTCTTTGTGCCCAAAAGTCTACTTCATAACGAGGCACCTTAGCTAATGCTTTGTCTTCCCCTATGTACGCAACAATAAAGTTATTTATAACATCCTCTAAGCTTGTTCTTCTGTAATAACCCAATCCTTTAAAGTCAGCTGGAATATTTGCAGTGTCGCCTTGCTGGTCTGCATAGTAAGCTCTTTCGTTATATAGTTTTCTTGTTTCTGCCATTATCGTTCAGATTGAATTATTTGTTGTTCTTTAGCTGCTGCTGCCTGAGCTACATCTGCTGCCCTTATAATAACGCCCGCGTAGGCTAATATTTTAATAACTAATTCAGGAAACTCAGAACTGTGAAGCTCAAAGTTTTGATAATCACTAGCGCCTGTATTTGCTATAATTTGCCCAGCTGTTGTACCTCCAACCCATTTTGGTTCCGCAGGCTTCCTAATATAATTTATTAGTATTTCTGTTATACCTGTAGTTGGATATATTACAAGCCCCGATTCATGCCTTACATACAACGGGTTTTTTACCGTTGGCTTCATTAAAGGTGATCGGTTTAAATATAGTATATTTTTATTTGTAGTTTCATCTACATATATACCACCTGTAGATACGCTGCTTAATCTATAAAAATTAGTAGGGTAAGCATAATAACTGCTTGTTGTGTTACCTTCCGCATTTGAAAAAGTGCTAGTAGCTATTGTTTCTTCGTTTTCAAATAAAGCAATTTTTTCTTCTGTATTTCTTCTAATATCAGAATACTCCGAATCATTTGACACTACATAATTTCTTAAAGAAAAATAACTTTCAAATATTTCACTTTGAGCTTGAAGGGCAAGTGTATTAAACTCCTGCGGCACAATATAACCTCTATTTTCTTTATTAAGGATATTTAAAACTGTTTTGTAAACATTATCTATACTTACCATTATTTATGTTATTTATTAGATGGTTATAGCTAAACGAATAGCTATAACCTAGTATTCTATGAAAGCTTTTTAACAATTGCCTTCATAACGTCAACACCTTCATCTGTTTTAAAGAATCGTGCAAACGCAGTATATGGATGCTCTTCAAAAGGTACTGTTAAAATCTTTTTGCCGTTTGATGCCCATTTAAATACTGTGTTATTATCAGTTAAATGAACTATTCCAGCTTCTACACACCTATTTGCTAAATTACGTAATTTAATATCCTCATCATTAGCTACCTCAATAAATAGCTTAGGATTATTTTTAGCGAATAAATAACAGTCTCTTTTAATTTCTTTTGAAGACATTTTGCTTACGTCGGAACCAATTTCAGTTCTAAGTATTGCTTCCAAATGCTCTATATCTAATTCTTGAACAAGTTTCATGGCCTGCAATTCAAACTCAATTGTTTCAACTTCATCAATAGCCTCTTGTACTTCGTCAATTTCTTCATAAAGATCATCTTTTTTAGGATGATATATTGACATAAGTTGTTGAAGCATTACATCAGTTCTAGGAACATATAATACACCATTCCTAAATGTAATATGTGATAGCCTTGCAAATTCATCTTGTTCGTCTCTAAACAAAGAATTTTGATTAGTAGCATATCGTATCTCACGATTAATTTTTTTATCTTCATCAAACCATAAAATACCTTTTGATTTGATGGTATATGTCAGCGGAGATAAACCGCCTTTAAGGACATATGTTCTATCCTTTACTTCCCAATTTTTCATAATATAATTTAATAAAATAAATAAGAGTAGGGGCGCTTTAACACGCCCCATCCCTTATATTAATGATTAGTCTTTCAATAAGAAGAAGTTGTTCGCTCCTTGAGTAATCAAACATCTTTCAGATAGGAAAGAAACTCTCATCTCGTCAGTAGTAGAAGTGTAAGCTCCACCTACAGAACCAGTGATCCAAGTTTTCATTTTTCTATCATCAGTTTCAGATGCTCTATAACGAATATGCAAGAAAGGTCTTTTAATATTTTGACCTAGTTGCTGATCGTATACAGTTGATGTACCAGCAGGAATAATAACACCTTCAATATCACCAAATCCACCTCTTGTAGCAAAATCATTTAGATATTTCCAGTCAGTTTTATAGAAGTCATAAGAACCTCTTCTAAACCCTGCAAATCCCAAATTAAGCGCCATTTCTTCAGAATTGTTAAATACACCATAAGATGTACCGCCAGATCCATAAGAATTCTTAGTAGCTAGTCCATCATCAATAGACAAAGACAAATCTCTATCTGCATAGATCATATTTTCTTCAATAGCGCCATTTTTATCTAGTTGCTTAAGAATAGTATCAAAGTCAGAAAGATCAGTATCTGCAGAAAGATCTGTAAATACATTCCCTCTATCTTCTAGAGCAGCAAATAGCCCTTCAGAACCAGTAATGTTTGATGGGAAACCAGATCCAGCTGCACCAGCTTTTTCTACAGCTTCTACCATAGCCATTTCTAGATAATCTTCAAATCTCTGACGAGTTTCGTGCTCAGATTTTAGGTACCATAGGTAACCAGAAGCTCCGTTTTCAGAAGTAACTTCAATCCATCCAATTTGTGCAGTATCAGATCCATTAACAGCGTAATTATCTTTTAGGATAATTGGCTTGTTAGTGTAAGAGCTGTAAGATGCGTCAATTGAACCATCCATTCCATCAGTGCCTTTTGCAAACTCAGAACCATAAACAAGTACAGTTGCGTGATCGTAAGAAGCAGCACTAGTTACAGCATTAAAGTTAGCAGCAGTATAACATACGGCAGTAAAAGTACCAGTATCCCCAGCAGCAGCAGCACCAGCTACAGTTACAACACCTTTAAGTACGGGTCCAGTGGCAGCGCCAGCTGAAGTTTGTCCTTGTACCATAATAGTTTGTCCTACACGCACAGCAGGAGCAGCACCAGCAGCATAAGCTACAGCATCAGGGTTTGCAGCAAAGTTTACAGTAAATACTACGGTGCCATCAGCGCCAGCAGTTGCTAAATCTACATCTTCATAACGAATATGTAGTCTACCTTGCTCAACCCATCTGATTTCGTCAGATGCAGAAGGCATCTCAGCAGACACCATACGCAAGAAAGAAGAGATAGAACGATTTCCGTAAATCTCAGCTTCTTTTTCGTATACGTCTGGTAAAAATTGTTTTGTAAAGTCAAAATCGGTAATATAGTTACCTTGGAATAACGTCCCTTTACTAGGTGAGGGAGTTAAGTTTTCAATTCCAGTTGTTAAAGCCATTTTTTAAGTCTTTATTGTTTTAGTTTAATTCTTAGTTTTGAACTAGAATCTCCTGAAACAACTTTAAATTTTTGGCCAGATTTTGTTTGTATTGTACCTTCTTGTCGAGGCGTCATATCAATGTTTTTAGCTTCTTTAGCATTTTGTCTTAGGGCATCGGCACGGCCTTGCTCATAAAAATGCTGGGCTATTTTATCTGCATTCCTTGCTGCAAATAAAGCTTTGTGATAACCAGCGACATTCCCAATTTCACCTTTATCATTCATAAATGGTTTGATAAAGTTAGAAATATCAGATTGCAAACGTTTTGTTTCATTAATATTATTGACTTTATATCTATATTTATTATCTCCAACTTGGAAATCAAATCCTTTAAAGTCATTATTAAATACAGAATCTGTTCTTTCTAAAAAAATCTGGTTTAGTTGTTTGTTTAATTCTTGTTCCTTTGTATATCCACTATAAGCTTCGTAAGCTTCTTGGTATTCAGAAGGAATTTCTTTTTGGCGGTTTAACTTAAGATCCGCGTAATACTTTTCCTTATGATTTTTAAAAAACTCACGAGCATTATGTAGTTCTTCTTTAAAAGCGCGTTTTTTAGCGCGAATTTCTCTTGGGTCGTCTTCCTCCTCGCTATATGAAAAATTATCTTCCATGTATTCACTAATTTCTTGCGAGTCCCAAGGTTTTGATTGAGAATAATATTGCTTTAATAATTCACCTTCAGGCAATTTAGAAATATCCCTATTCATATTAACATAATCTTCTAGGGAGCCTCCAGTATCATTCATAAACTCTAAAAGTTTATCTATGCCTTCTGGTAACTCTACTTGTGGTTGTTCCACAGGCTTTGGTTGTTCATTTACTTTTGCGGCATTTTCATCAACATTAGGCTGATCTTTTACTTCCGCAGGTTCCTCTTCAGTGATGATCTCAATCGGCGAGTCGTTTTCCGTATCTTCTCCGGTAGAGCTTTCATCTTGCTCTTCGGCGTTTTCTTTTTGAACTTCTTCGCTAGTTGTGGATTCGTCGCGTACAGGAACCTCATCTGTGCTTTGCTTCTGAAGGGCATCTAAATCAATTTTTGGTGTTTCTTCTGATTCTTTACCTGCAGATTCTGGAGTTATTTCTCCTTTTTCTACAGCTTTGTCAAGAACCGCTTGCTCTGTTTGTTGTTTTGTTTTAGGCTCGTCTTCGACTACGCCTTTAACTGTCCATTTTGCCATAATTTAATAATATATAATAATTTAAAAATTTTACCTTGGCTCAAATCTGCTAAGGTCAATACCACCTAATACGTCATTGCCTGAAGACTCAAAACCCTTCCTTGGTTCTGGATTAGATGGAGGTTTTTGCAATTCAATTTGTTTTTTAGCGTCAAGCTCCATTTCTTTAAGCTTTACATTTAAATCAAATTCATATTGCATTAGATCTTTTTTAGTTGCCGCTTCTCTTTCTAATTTTTTAACATCAAGCTCTGCTTGCAATTGAGCTAATTTACCTTTAGCCTCAACCTTTAAGTTTTCTGCTTGAGCCTTAGCTAATTCAGCAGCTTGAGCAGCTTGTGCGTTTGCTTGAGATTGTGCAGCTATATTTCTTTCCGCTTTTAATTGGTCAGTAGCTTCTTTTTTAGCTCTTCTATATTTTAATAATTGATTAGCTAGTTTTATATTTTTAACTTGTCTAATATCAATTACATCTTCTAAATGTATTTGATCCCTTGAAAGAGCAGCTTGTATATTATTTTCCACTAGCTGTTTTTCTTCTTGATCTGGATCTAATTCTAAGAAAATTCCAAAGTCATGTATATGAAGTTTATCCATTTCTTTTAATGCCCCTACACTGAACCTACCAATACCCCCAATCATTGCATCTCTTTGTGGGTGGTATTCTAATACGTCCTTAATACGTATAGATATTGCCTCAGCTAACGAAGATGTTATATATAATGAGCTATGCAATATATGCCTTGTTGCTGTATTTGAATTTGCAGCCGCAAGCTTTTGAACACCTACGAG